ACGAAGAGGCCGTTGACGACACTGTGATCGCCGACGTGTCCCGCTTCTTCGACGCCGAAGTCGTGGCCGCGAAACTCGCCAAACGCAAACTCCTGCTCGCTCACGAGCTGCGCGTTGCCGCCGCGATCTTCAACACGTCGAACTTCACTGCGACGAACAGCGGCACGGCCTACACCGTCGCCAACCTCGCGACGTTCGACGCCGCGCTCGACGTGCAGGATGCGATTGACCGCCTGCTCGCTAAGGGTGAGAGCACGAACAACCTCAAGGTCGTCATCCCGTATCCCGTGTGGACCCGCATCCGCGCTTCGACGAAGTTCCAGAACCGTCTCCGCGGCGCCGGTATGTCGTCCGACACGATCCTCAACGCGTCGCTCGCGAACGCCGCCGAGGTATTCGGTGTTTCCGAGGTGCTGATCGGTCGCACGAGCTACGACACCGCTGCCGAAGGCATCGCGTTCTCCGCCGGTAACGTCTGGGCTAATACCTACATCTGGGTCGGCTCGGTCACTGAATCGTCCGGTGGCTTCTTTGGTGGCGGCGCCGGCTTCACGCTCAACTGGAGCGAATACGGTCCCGCGGTCGGCGTGTTCACCTACCGTGACGAGACGATCAAGTCGAACATCGTGCGCGCTTCGCACTACGTGTCCGAGAAGATCGTCAACGGCAACGCGGGCCAGTTGGTTACTACCCAATACAGCTAATCCGTAGCGGATTCAGCTTAACGCCCCGCGCTCCAAAAGGGCGCGGGGCTTTTCGTTTTGACGCGGGCGCAAGCGTCATGCCACGAATCTCCCTTTGCGTCATCTGCGGCAACGAGTCCGAGCATATCGCCGCAATGCTCAATTCGTTCGCGCCGTGCTTCGACGAACTTTCGCTTGTGCGAGCAATCGGCAAGCGCGAGCCGGATGACACGATGCAGCAGGCGCAAGCGTGGTGCGCGGCGAACGGCAAAGCGTTTCTCTTTGGCGAATACCAAAACGGATTCGCGGCGCGCGATTGGGACCACGTCGATTCGTTCGGTGCGGCGCGCAATCAGGCATTCCGGCAGGCAACGGGCGACTGGCTGATTTGGGCCGACTGCGACGACACATCGGAAGGCGCGGAAAAACTGCGCGACGATCTCGGCGCAATTCCCGCAGACGTCTCAATGGTGCGCTACGCATACGACGTGCGCGGGAGCGGGAAAAAGCTCATGCGCGAGCGGGCAATTCGCGCGGCGGACTTTGCTCGCGGGCGCATCTGGCACCACTCGGTCCACGAAAACCTTTTGATTCTTCCCGGCGACAAGCACGAGGACCGGCACGCGTGCGTCTGGGTCCATTCGCCCAACAGCGTGAAGCGCGAGAACCGTCGGCGAAATCTGCGCATCCTCGGCAACAGCGTGATCGAGTGCGCGACGCAGTATTTCTATATCCACCAAGAGCACTATTGCAACCAGGACAAGCAGGCCGCGGAGCAGTTCGGCAAACTCGCGCTGCAGTTCCCGAATCTGCAACCGTCGTTTCGATACGAGACGCTTCTCAACCTCGCGCGCATCTGCGGAAATTATCGCGAGGCGATGACCTATTGCATGGAGGCGCACGGAATCTTCCCGTGGTGCCGCGAGGCCGTCGCCGCGATGATCTTGCTGCACTTCGAGAAGGGCGACGGGCGGCGCGCAACGTGGTGGGCCGACCGGATGCTCGAGCTTCGCGAGCCAAGCGAAGCCGAAAGGCCGTGGACGCACGAGGCGAAGTATTACGGCTGGGCCGGCTTCGACATCGCGGCGCGCGCCTATCGCATGGCGGGAAATCGCGTGCGAGCCGACGGACTTCAAGAGAGATTTCACGCTCACGCCAAGCCGACGATCTCACTCCTTCACGCGACGCGCGGGCGCTCGACGAAGGCCGTCGGATGCCGCGAGTCTTGGATGAACACGGCGGCAAATCCTTGGAACGTCGAGCACATCTTCGCAGTCGATTCCGACGACAAGGAAAGCGCGCAAATGTCGAAGCAGTTTGTGAGCGTGCGCAGTGAGAAAAGGTCATGCGTCGCGGCGTGGAATCTCGCGGCAAAACAGGCGCGCGGAGAATTGATCGTGCAGCTTTCCGACGACTGGTTGCCGTCGCCGAACTGGGATTTGAAGTTGCTGGAGGCCGTGAAGGGCCGCAATCTCAAGCGCGAAGAGATCGTGATCGCGGTGAACGACGGACACCGGAAGGACGATCTGCTCTGCATGGCGATTCTTTCGCGCGCTCGGCTTGAGGCCCAAGGCGAGCTTTTCTTCGAGGGCTACGAATCCGTTTTCAGCGACAACGAGTTCTCGGTGCGCGCGTTTGCCGACGGTATCGTGGTCGATGCGCGCGACCGCATCACGTTTGAGCACGTCCATCCGGCATTCGGGAAAGCGCCGATGGACAAAACCTACGAGCACAACAATTCAAGCGAACGCTACAAGGCCGGCAAGGCGTTGTTCGACGCTCGCAACCCATCAAAATGACACATCACGAAGGATACGAAATCTGCCAGGACACCGGCGCGCTGAAATCAGTCAGCCGAGAAATCACGGCGCACTACGATCACGCCTACGTTGCGCGATACGAGAACTACCCGCAGGCCGAACTTTCCGAGATTCGCGCTGGTATCGTGATGTATCACGCAGGCCAATTCGAGAACATTTGCGACGTCGGATTCGGCACGGGCGCTTTCCTTTCCGAGATTGGCCACCGGAACCCGATGGCAACGCTTCACGGCTTCGACGTGTCGCCCTACCCGCCGCCGCACTTCGTGCGAATCGAGCCTAGCTGGCAGGAAAAGGAATGGGATGTCGTAACGTTTTTCGACTCGCTTGAGCACTTCGTCGAGCTGCCGAAGGTTCGGGCGAAGTTCGTCGTCGTGTCGGTCCCGTGGTATGACGGAGCAGCCGACGCAAAATGGTTTGCCGAATGGAAGCACCGGCGCCCGGGCGAGCATCTCTGGCATTTCAACTCGGTTTCGCTTTCGCGCGTATTTCAGCGAATGGGAATGCGCGAGATTTATTGCAGCAATCCGGAGGACGCGATTCGCAAGGGCGACGGCAAGCGACCGAACATCCTGACGATGGCGTTCGCCCGATGAAAATCTGCATCGCATATCCGCAGCGACTCGGGGACATCATTCGCGTCCTGCCGATTGCTCGGCACTTTGCGCAAGACGGCAATCGGGTGTTCGTGGAGTGCCTTCCGCAATATCACGAGTTCTTCGACTGCGTGAGCTACTGCGTCCCGACGCTCAAGATTCAGCGCCCGTTTTATGAGTTCGACATGGTCCTGGATCTGGAAATCTGGCCGAACCGTTTTGCCGACTTCGTGGATTCGGGGCGGACGTGGCTCGACTACGTTTATGGCACGAACCCGCTGCTCGCCAAAATCGACCGCAAGCCCGTTTTCGATCTCATCGCGGCAATGCCGAGTCTCGCCGACTACGGTCTGCCGGCCGACACGAGTATCTTTTCGCCGTTCGGCTATTCGCAGCTCAACCGCTACACACTCAAAACCCTCGCGGAGGCGGCAAGGAAACGCATTCCGGGGCCTTTCGTGACGCTGGCCGACCCAATACACGCAGACGCACTTTTAAGGGCTGGAATCGCAAAGGAAACCATTCTGACTGCGCGCCGCTCGTCGCATCTCCCGCGCCTGCTGCGCGACGCCAAGAGCGTGTTTACGATCAATTCCGCGCCATCAATTATCTGCGGGGCCGTGCGCTCGGATTTTTGGCACGTCCTGAGCGGCGATGCGCAGAACGATGCCATCTCGCCGGCCTCGCGGATTGTGACATTTGACGCCTAAATATGGCCGTCCGCGACTTCGACCCAACCCAACCCTCGACCGACTTCGACGCGATCTTGTCGCAGGCTGGAATCACGTTCTCGTATCTCGGCGCGAGCGTCACCGGCGTCTGGTCATCGTCGCGCGATGCGTTCGCTGACTTCGAGAACCAGCGCCGCGATGAATCGAAGTTCACGGTTTTCCTGACCACGAGCCAAGTGAGCACGACGCCGGCGCAGGCGCAGACGCTCGTGCGCAACGGCGTCACCTACTTTGTCGAGCAAGTGCGATTCGATGCCGAGGGCACCGGCGTCGAGATGGACGTTTGCAAGCAGATATGAACTTCTCGGTCAAAGTGGACTCGAAGAAACTGGAGTTTGCGCTGGCTCGGCTGGCCGATGCTGCGCGCGTGGAGCTGGGCCAAGTGATAAAACAGGAGGGTGGACTCGTCGCAAAAACGCTGATGCTGATCATCCCGCCGACGACCGGCAAATCTTCCGCGGGCAACCCCGGCTCTGGCGGCATGAGCACGGCGGCAAAGCAGCAGGGTGAGAGCGCAATCAAAGGCGACCTCTTTGGTGGCAAGCGTGCATCTAGCACAAGATACTCATCCGTTGGACTGTTCCAGCGAATCGGCTCATCCAGCTTGGTTCCACCGCGTAATGGCCTAAGCGAGACGGCAGGCGTGCGCCTCGGCTGGGAGCAGTCGAAAAAGATTCGTATCATGTCGCGTTTTTGGAAGCCGGCTGCGTCAACGTCTGAAATGTCGGCGTTTCACAAACGCTACCGCAACGCGCGCGGCCGGACTGGCAACGTGTCGCGCAGCGTCATTGGTCGCTGGCAGGTGCAGGACCAGATGTGGATTCAGGACGCATCGGCTGACGCGTATTTCAATCTAGTCAAGTCGCGCGTCGGCTGGAGCAAATCGGGATTCGCCGCGGCTGCGCTCGCTTGCGGCATTCGCGTCCCGGCATGGATTCGTAGGCACGCGACGGCATCCGGCACAACGTCGTTTAACTTTGGGCGCAATCCATACATCGTCGGGACCGCGACGAACACGAAGATTCCCGACATCAATCGTTACGTCGATAACGCGATGGCGATTCGCGCGAAGGTCACGCAGCAGAAGGTTGACCGCATCCTCGCAAACAAGGCCGTCAATCTCGGCTTCGCCAAAGTAAGCGGGGCCGGGAAAATCGAATACAAAGAACCATGAGCACTCGCACCGACATCCGCAACGCAATCGGGACCGCGCTGACCACGGCGGGCGTCGTCGTGACCGCAAATCTCATCCGCGGGCGAAACAACACCATCGCCAGCGTGAGCTTTCCGTCCGCTGCGGTTTACGCGATCAATGAGCAGATCGAAGTTCGCACGATGCCGATTGGCCGCGGCGAGCAGTTCCGGCAGCTCCAGGTCATGGTAGATTACTTTACGGCGCAGACCTCGGCCACCATCATTGACGACCTATTTGACACGGGCTCCGCCGCAGTTGAGGCCGCAATCTTGGCAGACCCGACCCTTGGCGGCGCGTGCAGGGATACGCATTTAACGTCCGTGGATTATGTGATCGAGCCTGACGAAGATAAACGCTGGGGCGTCGCACGACATACCTTTAACTGCATCTATTTAACCACCGAATAATATGGCCAACCAACTCGGACGCTCTGGCGTCGTCAAAATCTCCTCCACCACTATTGGCGAGTTGCGCAATTACTCGCTCTCGCACTCGTCCGACACCGTCGAGGACAGCGTGATCGGCGACACCTACCGCACGCGGCGCGGCACGATGAAGACGTGGAACGTGTCCGGCTCCGTTTACTGGGACCCGATTGACGCCGGCCAAGTGCTTTGCTCCATCGGGTCATCCGTGACCGTGAATCTTTATCCGATGGGCATCACGGCGACTTCGACTTACTACTCCGGCGGCGGCGTGGTCACGAAGTTCGACATCACCGCGGCTTTCGACGGAATGGTCGAGGGCTCCATCTCCATCGAAGGCAACGGCGCGCTCTCGACTTTGACAGTCTGAGGTGACGCATGGACGCAATCGACCTTGTTCGGGAACACTTCGCTTCACTCGGCACCAAGAAAATCGAGGTGCCCGAGTGGAAGCTCACGGTTTACGCAACGCCGGTCACTCTCTCGGAAAAGAATAAGCTCTACCGAAAGAGCCGAGAGAATGACATGGAGTTGCTCGTGGACATTCTGATCCTCAAAGCGACCGACGCCGACGGGAAGAAGCTCTTCGACATCGACCACAAGCCGACGCTGCTAAACAAGGCTGACAGCAACGTCGTCGCGCGCGTCGCAAACGCGATCATCTCGACGGAGGCGCCGACGGTCGAGGAGCTAAAAAACTGATTCACGGCGGGGACGCTGCCGACTTCCTCGCCGTTTATGCGATTGCAGATCGACTCGGCAAATTTGCGCACGAAGTCGCGGCGATGCCGGTGCAGGAATTGAACGGCTGGCTAGCTTACATAGACCACCAGAACAAACTGAACAAACAAAATGGCTAGCGCGACATTTCAACTCAGGGCGGTGGACGAGACGGCGCAGGCGTTTGCTAGCGTGCAGAACAATTTGCAGCGGCTTAAGAATACGTCGAATGAAGCCGGCCGTGCGTTGACCAAAAATCTCGACGTGAAGGACGCGATGCGCTCCTTGGCGATGGCCGTCGGACTCAGCGCAGACAAGATCGCAAACAAGATCGCTGAATGGGTCACCGGACAAACCGAGGACGTGATAAAGTTGCAGGACGAATTGGTGAAGGCTGGCGACGAAGCCATTGCGAGTTCCGCTGCATTAGCCAAAGCTCGAAATACCGATCTGCAAAACCTCAAGATGCTCATCAGTGAGGAGCAGCGTTTGCGCACTATTGCGTCCACGAAAGCAACCGATTTGGCCGGACAAGTTGCGGCCCAGAAAGCGGCAAATGAGTTGAGCAAGGTTCAACTTGAAATCCTGAAGGCGCAGAAAGCGGAATACGAGCGTGTGACTGGATTGCACCAAGATGCGCAGCGGATGCAGAAAGACCGATACGCAGTCGAATTAGAACTCAGGAAAACGCTCGGCTATCAGGTGGACAAGGAAGCTCTGCTCAATGTCCTATACGATCAACGCGGGATTGCGCTGAAGCACATTCAGCAATCAAGCGGCAATGACCCTGCGATGATTTCTCAGCGTCTTGCCGCAGAAAGAACGCTGATTGATGTCACACGAGAAATCATTCCGCTTGAGCAAGAGCGCCGAAAGCTCGCAATGGATGCCGGCCAAGCCATCGCGCAAGGCTTTGAGGACGCCGCACTATCGGGCGAAAATCTGCGCGAAGTGCTGAAGAATCTCACTCAGGATTTGCTACGTCTCGTATTCCGGCAACAAATCACGCAGCCTCTAGCCGGTGCCATCGGAAATTTCTTCGCCGGCTTCCGAGCCGAAGGCGGACCAGTAGGCGCCGGAAACTCTTACGTCGTCGGCGAGAAAGGCCCCGAGCTTTTCGTTCCCGGTTCATCCGGCAGTATTGTGCCGAATGGCGCGATGGGCGGGGGCGGCGGAAAATCCGGCGCGGCCGTCAATGTCACCTACAACATCGCGTCTGGCGTTTCGCGCTCCGACCTCGTTCCGATTCTCGAGCAAGAGCGCAAGCGGCTCAAGGCCGAGATTCCCGACATGGTGCGTCGCGGCGGCGCGTATCGCGCTGCGTTCGCATAACGCTCAATCGCATGGCTATCACATACCCGCTCTCCCCTCCGTCGCCGTTTCGCGCGAGTCGCTTGAGCTTCACCGGCGTCTCTGCGATCTCGCGAAATATGTCGCCGTTCACGATGCAGGTGCAGCAATACAATTGGCCGGGGCAGGCGTGGATTGGCTCGGTGGAGTGCCCGCCGATGACGCGCGCCGACGCCGAGGCGGTCATCGCGTTCCTGTTGGCGGCGCAGCGCGGCACGTTCTACTTTCAAGACTACGCGAACACGACCAACCGCGGCGGCGTTACTGGCACGCTCACCGTCACGACCGCGACGGCCAACGGGACCACCCTGACGTTCGGCGGCGCCACCGGCTCGTTTGCGCTCGGCGACTGGCTGCAAATCTCGACCTCGCTTTACAAGGTCATCCAGGTCAATTCGTCGTCATCCGTTGACGTGTTCCCGGCGCTGCGGTCGAGTTACGCGGCAAGCACGCCGATTACCTACGCGAACGCCAAGGGCGTGTTCCGCTTGGCGTCAGCCTCGACCGAATGGTCGATTGATCTGGCCTCGATTTACGGAATTAACTTTTCCATCGTCGAGGACGTAGCAACATGAGCATAACAACCGCAGGCCGCACGATCTCGGCCGACATGGTGACGGAAGTCACGACCGCGCAGCTTTCGCCGATTCTAATGGCGTCGCTTGATTTCTCGACTCCCCTCTACCTCTGGACGGGTTACGGCACGCTGACCTATAATGGCGTCGGTTACCTCGGACTAGGCACGCTCGGCACGATCTCTCCCGTGCAGGAGACGACGGACCTGGCTGCGCGAGGAATCACGATGCAGCTTTCGGGCGTGCCGACTGCGATGGTTTACGACGCGCTGACCGAGGACTATCAGGGCCGCGCGTGCTCGATCATGTTCGGCGCACTCTCGCCGACGGCGGGGCTTATTTCGTCGCCAATTACTGTTTTCTCCGGGCGCATGGACGTGATGCAAATTAGCGATGACGGGCAGTCGTCACAAATCACGATGACGGCAGAGAACAAGCTGATCGACTTCAAGCGCACGCGGGAACAGCGCTACACCAACGAAGACCAGCAAACGCTTTTCCCGACTTACGCATCAATCACTCTGCCGGATCTCGGATTGGAGTTCGTCAACGCAATCCAAGAAAAGACGATTTACTGGGGAAACCAGAACGCAACGAACGCGTCGAACTGGAACGGCGGCGGCGAAACCGGCGACAACAACGGCACGGAGCAATGAAGCGTTTCGACAACTGGCCGACTCTGCTTTCCGGATATATCGACGCACGGCGCTCGGTTCCGTTCGCGTGGGGAAGCAACGATTGTTGCCTATTTGCGGCCGACTGGGTGCTTCTCTCGACCGGGCATGACATCGCACAGGAATGGCGGGGGAAATACGCGAGCGCATACAAGGCGCAGCGGTTCCTTAAAGCGGGCGGCGGCATCGAGAAACTCGTTGAGCGTGCCGGCGGTGAACGCATAGTGGTAGGACTGGCGCAGCGCGGCGATCTCGTCGCGCAGGATTGTGGCACAGGCGTTGCACTCGGAGTGTGCATTGGCAGCGTTGCGGCATTTGTCGCTGATGACGGCATTGGCTTCGTTCCTTTTCCGATCGGTTCCATCTGGAGATTCTGACCATGCCTCAAGCTCTCATCGCTCAAGCACTCGCCTACGTCTTTGCGGGCACCGCATTTGCCGCCGGAGGCTTTGCCGTCGGAGGTTTTTCGCTAGCTGCCGCAATCCAGTTTGTCGCGATCACCGCTGCGTCAATGGCCGCATCGAAATTGCTCGCTCCGAAGATGCCGAGCTTCGCCGACTCGTCTCTTGCCGAACGCTCGCAGATGGTGCGCTCGCCAATCGCGTCTCGGCAAATCATCTACGGGCGCAGCAAGGTCTCGGGCGTCGTCGTCTATCTCTCGACCACCGGCAGCAAAAACGAATACTTGCATATCGTCGTCGCGATGGCCGGCCACGAGGTCGAGGAAATCGGCGACGTTTATTTTGGCGAAGACCTCGCGCTTACCGGCTCGGGCTCATCGGCAAATCAAGGTCGGTTCATCGGCAAGGCTCAAATCTACAAGCAACTCGGCGGATCTGCGCAGGTTGCCCAGCCGCAACTCGTGGCTGCGACCGCAGGACTGACCGACGGAAAATGGACCAGCGCGCATCGGCTCCGCGGCATCGCTTACATCTACGTGCAGCTGACATGGGACGCGGAAGTGTTTGCGAATGGGATTCCGAACATCTCGGCGATCGTAAAGGGCAAGAAGGTTTACGACCCACGCACGACTACGACGGTCTGGAGCGCGAACCCAGCGCTTTGCTTGCGCGACTACATCACGAGCGACCTGGGCATGGCTATGACTTCGGCCGAGATTGATGACACCGCCGTGACGGCCGCGGCCAACATTTGCGAGGAGCAGGTCCAGGTCCTCCCGCTCTCGCCAGCGACCTATGAGAACCGATACGAGTGCAACGGCGTGCTCTCGACGAGCGAAACACCCGACGCAAACATCGGAAAATTGCTTTCCGCGATGGGCGGTCTGATCGCGTATTCGGGCGGCAAGGTCGTGATTTACGCAGCGAACTACCGAATCCCGACTGTTACGCTTACCGAAAAGCATTTCGCTGGCGGCATGAGCGTGCAGACGCGCACGAGCGCGCGCGACCGCGTGAATGCCGTGAAGGGCGTTTACGTGTCCGAGGCGAATCAATGGCAGGTCTCGGACTTTCCCTCGATTGCGCCGTCGGCGTATTACACCGCGGACAACAACACGCGCTATTGGCGCGACGTGGTGCTACCGTTCACGACTTCTTCGTCATGCGCTCAACGTCTCGCCGTGATCGAATTGCGCCGTGCTCGCGAGGAGATTACGTTCACCGCGCGCTTCCGGCTTGAAGCCATGCAGGTTCGCGCAGGCGACACGGTCATGGTGACAAACGCCAAGCTCGGATGGACGGCGAAAGTGTTCGAAGTCATGGAGTGGCACTTCACGACCGACGGAAATCCTCCGCAGCTCGGCATCGAAATGACGCTGCGCGAGACTGCATCGAGCGTTTATGACTGGACCGTTTCGGATGAGGTCGCGGTCGCTGATTCGCCGAATACGACGCTGCCGAACCCTTACGCAATTGACGCGCCTACGAATCTCACGCTGACGGCAAACGGCACGACGCAATTGATTCAAGCCGACGGCACGGCACTCCCGCGCATCCTCGTCTCGTGGAGCGCGCCGGCCGAGGAGTTTATTCAATCGGGCGGCACGGTCGGCATCGAATACAAGGAGAGCACTTCGACAACGTATCTTACTTGGTCGCGTGTTCCCGGCGACACGACGCGCGATTACATTTCTTCGGACGTGAAGATTGGTTTGACCTACGACGTGCGCATTTTCGGGGAATCGTATTTCAAGGTTTCAACGAGTTATCTGAGCGCGACCACGGGCGTCTCGAAAGACACGACGGCGCCCGCAACCCCGAGCGGACTCACGGCGAGCATCGGCACCGGCAAGGCCGTGTCGCTCGACTGGAACGACAACACCGAGCCAGACTTTTCCGAGTATGGCGTTTATCGGTTCACTTCGGCGGTGACTGCCTTTGCGGTGAAGATCGCCGAGACGCGCGCGAGTCGGTTTATCGACACGGAAGTCGCGCTCGGCACGACTTACTTTTACTGGGTCAACGCTTATGACAACGTGGAGAACGTGTCGGGCTTCGCGAACTACGTCCAAGCCACGCCGGTCGCGATCACCGCCGGTTCCGCAGACTCTACTGCGCCGAGCACGCCAAACGCGCCGACGTTTAGCAGTGAGGCCGTTTACCTCGCGTCGGACGGCACGAGCTTCACGCGCGTTTCATTGGTTGCGCCGTCGCTACCGAGCGGCGCCGTCGCGATGGACGTGCTTTATCGTCGCAGCGGTTCAAGCGACTGGGTAATTGGGAACCAAGTCAACGCGAGCGTCACGGTCTCGATCGACGATCTCTCGTCTGGCCAAGCCTACGAATTTGCGTGCCGAGGAATTTCGTTCTCCGGCATTTTGTCTGCCGTGTCCTCGACTCTTTCTCGCACCGTAGCGGCGAGCACATCGGCGCCGACAACGCCAAGCGGCGGGGCAATTTCTTCAAACGCTCCGACCATTCTGACGTGGTCCGCGAGCGCGCTTTATTTCGGAGCGCACGTTTCTTGGTCCGCCGTGAGCGACAAAGATTTCGCGTATTTCGAAATAAAATCCACCACGACCAACAGCGACGGAGCGGTGGATTATGTGTGGTACTCATCCGACGGAGCGGCGGGAGTCTATCAAACCAGAGAGCCGTTTTTTGATTACTATCGAGTCAATCCCGCAAACGGATTCGTTCGGGTTCGCACAGTTAATCGCACCGGAACCGCCTCGCCGTGGTATTCGATTGGGAATCTTGTGACGTATGCGACCGTGCTCGGCGGCAATATGTCGCTGCAAAACTCCTCTGGCGTCGTCACCACTGGAATTAAAACCGGAGGCACCGGAGCACGACAAATTCTCGCGCGCTATTCCGAGTCAGTCGTGTTTACGCTCGCTGGCGGCGTAGTATACGAGGACTTCGGAATCTCGATCTCCGGGCGAGGCTTCACAACGAAGCCCGATGTCGGCTCGACTCCCGTTTCCGGAACATCGACCTATGACACCGATTACGCGGCGTTTTACAATTACGACAACGGCACGAACTCTTCGACGCAGGCGTGGGTCAAAATCTTCCGACCGAGCGGCGCGAATACGGCGGCAATATCCGTGCGGCTATCCGTTGAGTTGATACAATACGCCTAACCAATTTCACCATGCTTCAGAAAACTTTCACGCTACCGAATCAGTCCTCCGGCAATTCCATCCGCGTGCGCTACACGCACATTGATCTCAACGCGCGCGAGGCCTCGGCGCACTTCTACCTCTACGTTTCCGCGAGCGCGCCGAAAGATTGTCCGCTTTGCCTAATCGCAACGCTGCGGTTGACCGGCGCAAAGTTCGACGAATACTTTTCCGCTGAGGCTCTCGCCGCGCTCTCGAATCCCGGCACCGACCCGGTGCGCACTCAGTTCTATTTGGCCGCACTCGCGAACGAACCTGTCAGCGTGGGCGGCGGCATCACGCAGACCGAGTTCGCCGATCTGGGCGGGTTCACGGATGCGCAAAGCGTCATCTAGCGCAAACATTTGACGCGCCCTAAGTCGCGCAACCATCGCGACTTAGGAAAGTAGCAGAACAAAATCCGCATTTGAGCTTTACGCGGGCGCGCGGATGGGTTTGAGTGTGCACGTCGAAGGGAATTAACCCCGAGACCAAAAACAACAACATGACCTCGAACCAAATCAGCATTGACGACATCAACTCGGGCGGCATCGCTCGCGCAGCACGCAAGGCCGGTATTGCCACGGCCACGAAGCTCGGCCACAACGGAAAATCCGGCGACGCGCGCGTGACGGTGTATCAGCTCGGCGGCGTGCGGGTGGCCGACACCAACGGCGACCCGGTCTGGGAAGAACAATGCCGCGTCACGTTCGCGGAACTCCTCGAGAGCGAAGGGATTTCGCTGTGAAATCTCTCGCCCTACTCCTCGCGCTCGCGGTCACCGCGCACGCCGCGCCACCCTCCTCTTTCTTCCGCGCTCTGCACATCGTAGAAACCAGCGGCAAGCGCGGCGCAATCATTGGCGACAACGGCCGCGCGCTCGGGCCACTCCAGATTCACCGAGCCTATCACGCCGACGCACGCATCGGCGGGGACTACTCGCGCTGCGCTGATCTCGACTACTCCAAGCGCGTCGTGGCCGCGTATCTTCAACGCTACGCTCCCGCAGCGTGGGACGCAGGCGACGTGACCACGCTGGCGAGGATTCACAACGGCGGGCCGCGCGGGGCAGCGAAGCCTGCGACCGTGGCCTACGGCGACAAGGTCGCGCGCCTGACCAAATAACTTTCCGGGGCATCGGCTCCGCAACAACAACAACACGACATGAACAACGACGACAACGAAATGATCGCGTGCGCGCAAACTCTGCGTGCCGCAGTGAACAACCAGGCGGAGGTCACGGTTACGCGGCGAGTGGCCATCAGCAACTACAACGCGGCGCCGGTCCATGACTGGTGCATCTACACCGGCGACATCCTCAACAAGGGGAAATGGAAATGGGAATGCGCGACTGGCGCGACGCTGCAAGGCGCCTTCGACGCCGCGCTGGCTCAAATCATAAAGCAAGGCGACGAGCGCGCGCGCGATCTCGCCAAGCTCAAGGAATCCGCCGCAAAGCTCGGCCTGCAACTCGTGGAGGTGCAGCCATGAGCCGACCACGAACGGTGGAAACCGAGCAGATTCTCCGCAATCTCCTCTCCGGTCTGACGCCGAAAGAAATCGCATTCAGCCTCGGGCGCGCGCCCTGCACAGTATCGAAAACCGCGTATAATCACGGCATCCGTAAACAATACGTTACCGAGTCCGAGTTCCGACAAATCCTCAACCAACGCAAGGCCACCACATGACACTTGAACTCATCCACGCGGAACTCGTCCGCATTCGCGAGGCTCTCGAAGCTCGCCCCTACGCAGCCGGCGCACCGGCTGCAAAGCCTGCATCGAGCATCACGAAGACTGACGAGGTGCCGATGCCGACAGAGGTGATCCCCGACGCTGGCAGCGTCCAGGTGCATTTCGGCAAGAACAAAGGCGTGGCGCTCTCCAATCTCGGCGACCGCTCCGTCGCGTGGTATGCGCAAGAACCGGAACCGCGGCTCGACAGCAGCGGCAAACCGTTTCCGCCGCGCGCCGAGGACGTGCAGCTTCGCAACGCAGCGCGGACGCTGATTCACCAAAAGCGCGGGACTCTCACGGGTGCCGCAGTAAACCAACCAAAGGCATCCGTCACGGTCGCGAGCGTGGATGACGAGAACATTCCCTTCTGAAAAAAAAACCCGCGACGGCAACGACACCGCGCGGGAACCCATTCAAAACAACACAACAACAGTCAGCGAATCGTAAAAAATGAAAGCAACGAAGCACACAACAAGAATAATTAACGACCTAAACCAAGTTCCAGCAGGCTGGATTAGGCTCAAGGCATACACTCAAACTCACGGTGGAAGCATTCGCAGATTACTCAGCCGAGCTCACTACGAGGGAAAAGTCCGAGCGATGAAGATAATGAAAACGCCCCATGATTCACACGGCGCGGTATTCGTTGAGCCAAACGACGCAAAGGAGTTCATTGAAAATTTACATGAATTGAAACGCCTTTCGGTAAACTCCAAGCCCAATCAATCGAAACAATTACAGCTACTGGATGCGATGAAATTTGAAGACTCAAACAAGAAAACCGAGAGGAGTATCATTACCGAACTCAAACGCATCGCAGACGCCCAAGAGCAGACCGTTGCAATACTCAACCGACTAGAAGCCATCTGGAAAAACTAAAATGAATACAGCAGAAACACCGACAGCCACCGTAACCGCCGTGATCGAGACGCCGAAAAGCGTGACGACGCCGGCCCAAATCAAGAGCCCGATCAACTTTGGCGCGCAGGGCGTGAAGCTCGCCAGCCTAGAAGATGCGTTTCGACTGGCTAACGCAATCGTCGCCAGCGGCTTCGCGCCGCGCGGCATGGAGAAACCTGAGTCCGTGCTCGTGGCGATTCAGCTCGGAGCAGAGCTGGGCCTTACGCCAATGGCCGCGCTGCAAAACACCGCAGTGATTAACGGTCGCCCTGCGATCTACGGTGACGCCGCGCTTGCGCTCGTCCGCGCTTCCGGTCTGCTTGAAAGCTTCAACGAGGAGGAGGTCGGCGAAGCCGGCAAAGACTCGTTCGGCGTTCGCGTCACCGCAGTCCGCCGCGACGGGTCGAAAGGCTCCGAGACGTTCACCATCGCCGACGCCAAGGCCGCGAAACTCTGGGGCAAGGCCGGTCCCTGGACCGACTACCCGCGGCGGATGCTCAAGTTCCGCGCCCGCGGCTTCGTCCTCCGCGACGTGTTCGGCGACGTGCTCAAGGGTCTCCGCACCGTCGAAGAGGTGCGCGACTTTCCTGACGAGCGCAACGTCACGCCGCTCTCGGAAAAAGTAAGCGGTGGGCTGACTGCCGCGCTGACGAATGGAGGTGCCGCATGAACGCCGGGGAAATCAAGAACGCCGCAGTGATCAACAACGCGACGGAGCAATTCCGCTCGCTGCTCGAAACGCACTTCGTCGCCATCGCTCGCTCCGCCGAGGAGTCGTTCATCGAAGACGAATCGCAGGCCGAGCCGAAAGCCAAGGCATCGTTTGCCGTCGAATGGGACGCGCTCTCGCTCTCGCCGAAGGTATCGGTGAAGATCGGCTGGTCGGTGCGGTTCAAGGACGAGACGGAGTCGATGGTGGACCCGTTACAGTCGAAGCTCGGGCTGGTGGAGGACGCAAAATGAAGACTTCAATCAACGACGGAGGTCCGGCGTTCCCCACTTTCTTCCCTACTCCCGAAGTTGGCAGCGGATATAAGGGCATGACCCTGCGCGACTACTTCGCGGGGCAGGCGCTGGCAGCCGTCTTAGTCAGCCCGAATTATCGTGAAGCATCGACTAAGGAGGTTGTCGAGCGCGCCTACTGGTTTGCGGATGCAATGCTGGACGAACGCATGGAGGAACTCAAATGAACATCGAAACCAACGAGCAATATCACGCGAACGACGCGATCTCGCACAGCAAGCTGGAGCTATTCCGGCGCCGGCCGATCTCCTATTACCGCCGATTCGTCGGCAAGACGCTCGCGCGCCCCGAGGCGACGGAGGCGTTCCGGCTCGGCTCCGCGGCTCACTGCGCGATTCTTGAACCGGACGAGTTCTACGCGCGTTATGCAATGCGCCCCGAAGGCATCGACCGGCGCACGAAGGACGGCAAGGCCGCGTTCGCGCAGTTTGAGGCCGAGAACGCCGGCAAGGTCGTGATCGGCTCGGACGAGTTGGGTGACGTGCGCGAGATGGCTGCAGCGGTGAGCAATCACCCGCTTGCGTCGCAGCTCCTGGCCGCTGGCTCACCG